GTTTGTCTGGGCGGTATTCAAAAAGGCATAAAAAGCCCCGCAAAGCGGGGCAAAGGAGGAGGAACAAGTGGCCGCTGTGCGCACTTTGCCTGGGCGGCCGCCAGGCGGGAAGCGAGAGCGGCGCACGGCTCTCGGGGGAAACTACCGGCGGCGCTGGCGCTGGGCAGTTCGGTTGCTGCCTTTCTTTTTCATGCCGCCGTTCTTTTTCTTGCCGTAGCCCATACCTTTTGGCATCTCAATGTCCTTCTAGCTGCTCGGGTGTAAGGACGACTCTGCCGACGTCTCCATGCTGTTCATGATACGTGATGACCTGCGCCTGTCGAGCGGCCCGGTATCCATGCCGACTGGCATACGCATCACGAGCTGACAACGTCCCGTGCTGTTCAACCTGCATGAGTTCGGTCTCTTTGACTATATGATGATGCAAGTGACCAACGTGACAGTAGCTGTGTTTGGTGCGGCCGAACATCTCTCGGAACTCGGCGGTCAGGGACCGGTCGATCTGGTCGATTTTCTTCAGGTGCCCGTGATGAAAAAACAGCGAGGTCTGGCCATGCTCAACCGCGTAAAACGGTGCCGGGGACGTGTCAATGTGTAGGCGGGTTTGTTTGCGGTAGCGTTCCGCGAATGTCTCCCGCAGCCAGATCTCACTTACCTGGTCGTGGTTGCCCTCAGCCATAATCACGTCGACGTGCTGGTATTTGGCCAGCATCATCTCAATGATCTCGCGGGTTACGTGTATCCCAGTGCGAACCAGTTTGGCGAACCGAGTATCCGTGTCGAGCTGGTTACGGCTGGTCGGTGTCACGGCGTCGAGGCCGTCGTAGTGCAGGAAGTCGCCCATCTGCGCGAAAACGGCACGCCTCGCCGTCGGCGCTCGGTGAATTGCCTCAGCGAAAAACCGCAGGATCATCTCCTGCGCCATTGACGTATCCCAGTCCTCGCCAGCTTCCTCGCCCCAAGCCAACATACCGATGTGGGCGTCCGTGAGCACAAACAGGTTCATAAGCTCTGTGTAGACGTTTTTGGGCTTCGGTATTGGGGGTACGGCAGGTATATCGTCTTTGAGCGCTTCAGCGGCTTCTCTAAGCGCCTCAAGCTGTGCTTGCTTGTCTCGGTCGGTCTTGTACCACTCCAGTTTTGTCTCCCCGGTGTCCGGCGACCACAAAACAGACCGGCCCTTAAATATCTCGTCGTCACGCTGGCGCGGCGGGACGTCACCGGAACGGCTCGCTATGTATTCCTCGCTGTACATGCGTTCCTTGCTGCGGCCTTCACGGTGATACTTAAGGCGCTCAGAAATAGTCCGAGGGTTAATGCCAAGCAGAGCAGCGGCGCCAGCCTGTGATCCAGTCTGGTCAATCGCTGCCTGTATCTGCGCGATCGTTACGCCCTTCGGGCCTGACTTGCTCATATTCAGCCTTTTTTGCGCACTTCTCTTGCGACTTTCTCAGCCGACCGCCCGACAACGTAGCCGCCAAGGCCAACGCTTAACAGGCCCCAGGCCTGGTCTGGCATATCAAACATGATGCTGGTGCCGAGAAGCGCGTCCATGTACGGGGCAATGATGAAATTGTTTGCAATCATGACCCCGAACATCAGCATGATAATTGGCCTCCAAGCACTAGTAATCCAGTGCTCCGACTTGGCCTCGGCCACGACTACGTCACGAGCCACCTGCTGGGCAGTCTGCTCATGGTCAAGCATTGATAGGCGCAACTCGTGCGCAGCTTCGGCAGCCTTGTCTTTGTCCTCGAAAAACCGCCCCAGCACATTATCGATGGTTTTGCCCAGTCCCGCTGTCAGCAACTGCTGAATCATTCCCACCCCCACTCAATCGCATCGAACGTCGGGCATGTTTTGCTATCGTCAACATCCCGGTGTCCGATTACTTCAAGATGACCGTATTCTTCGTCCAATGAGTCCACTAGCACGCTCAAGGACTCCCACTGCCAGCGAGTGAAGTTGCAGTCATCGCCACCGCCCTCGGCCATGCCGCCAATCAGGCAAATGCCAATGCTGTCTGCATTGTTTCCGCGTGCATGCGCTCCGATACGCTCAACGGGCCGACCGTCCTCGATCTCACCGTTGCGTCGAATGACATAGTGATAGCCAATGTCGCTCCAGCCACGTTCCTCGACGTGCCAGGCACGGATCGTGTCCGCGCCGATATCCATGCTCGGTGGCGTGTAGGAGCAGTGGATGATGATGCGATTGATTTCGCGTCGCATGACTACCGCTTACGCTCTACCGAAGTGATGCGGCCAGCGTTCTTCATGGCGTAGAAAATAGACCGGCCTTTTTTCGGGCCATACTGCTCTTTGAGCTCGCCCATGACTTTTTTGCCTTTTTTGGTCAGCGGCATTATGACTCCTCAAGCAACACGCAAAAAGCAGCGGTCACTCTGGCGTTATTGGATCGCACCTTTGCCCGCACATCAATATCCGATTTTTCGGGAATGGGCAAAGGCACAGGAAAGTCGTAAATATACTGGCCGCCTGAACCAGAGACCTCAAACTCATGGCCGATCAAAAAAGACGCTTGGCCACCATACCGAACGTGCATTGCGCCTGTAGCGTCAGCGCTGCTTTGACATGTGCAAACGCCTTTGATTATGTATCCGGTCTGGCCAGCGGGGATCGTATATATCGCCATCAATGCTTGTCCGTTCCCGGCCTTGATTCGAGCCACGATCGTGGTGCTTGCCTTGACGGTAATGTCGCCGACGTTCGTTGATGATCCATTCGTTATCAGAATAGCGTTGATTCTCCTGAACGACTGGCTGGTCGAGTTTCCAGTCGCGTCCGTCAGCGTTACTTCTTCGCTGATGGGATAAAAGCCGTCATTGAGCCCCTCGATCAATACGATCTTGTCGGCGTCGCTGGAGCTGGCGCGATCAACTGTAAGTGTTGTCGCAGAATCGAATGCCGACCAAGGGTAATTAGTGTCGTCAACATCCCAAATGGTTCCAGTTTGCCCCTGGCTCATAGATGGAACAGAGCCAATTCGGTGAGCGTGCGACAAGCCATCAAAATGGTTCGCGGCAACGCCCAGCATGCCGTTAGGCAGCCGGGTAATCGATTGGATCATGCTCATGGTTATTTATCCTGCTTGTCGTCTAGCTTGGATATAATCTGACGCAGCATCAGTTTCATCTCAGCCATGTCGTCACGATAGTCATCACGGCGAACATAAGTTTCGCTGACGTGCCGCTCTAACGTGCTTTGGTCGGCCTGCAAGCGCTTTATAGAATCCCATACCACTCGCAAAAACCAACCGAGCAGCATCATCGCGCCGCCAATTACTGCATTGAATGCTGTCTGCATATCCATTGCTTACTCAGGCTCTTCGGGCCAATCAATGGCTGTCGGAAATCCGGCTTGCTGTGGCACATCCCGCAGGGCTTGACGATAATCAATCCAAGCCTGTTGATCGGCAACCGGCGCGTCGGGCAAAACGGACCAATCAGAATCGCTTAACAATGCATTGCGCTTGGTGCGGGCTTCGCTGGATTCCTGCTCTAGCTGGCGCTGGTCTGGATTGTAATTAGGTTTTTCAGGTGTGGGCGCATTAGGGAAATCGGCGGCAGTGAATCCAAACCGCTCAATGGTCGCCGTTTCCTTCACCAAAACCCAATCGCCGTTCTGCCAGTCCCAGCGATTGATTCCAGCGGCCAGGTGCTCAATAAATCGCGAACGCACATCGTCTGATGCGGCATCCAAGTCTTTCCTGCTATTGATAATCATGCGGTGGCCTCCAAGTGCGCCATCAGGTTCCGTGTATCGGCCCAGCTTGCGTGTCCTGTCCATGCTGCTAGGAATCTATTGAGCGCCGGATAATCTTCGCGCTGTTTCAACGATTTTATCGCACGTTTGGCTCTTGTCACACTCTGCTTGCGCATTAGCTTGTGACGTGACCATATCCGGTAGCCCAAAAAATTGATCCCTCGGCTGATCGGCGCAATACTCCACTTGCTAAATCGCATTTTCATGCGCTCAGCCGCAAACGCCTCAAGCCGCTCTTTCATGTGCCACAGCCAGTCGGGATCGTTGTGCATTAGGACCATATCGTCCATGTACCTGGCCCACGCCATCGGCCGCAGCTCGTGATGAACGAAATTGTCCGCCAGCGTGCCGAACAGGTTTGCGTTGAGCTGGCTTTTCAGGCTGCCGATAGGGATGCCCACGTCGTGCCTGGGCTGAATGATCTCCATCAGCTCCATCGTGCGCCAGCAATGTATTTTCTTGTCGTGTATCTGGTACAGAACGTCGCAGGGTATCGACGGGAAGTATTTGCTGAAGTCCGTCTTGAGGAAGTGCGTCACCTTGCCCTTGCGTAGCATCGACTGGATATATCGCACGCCCGCATGTGTTCCCTTGTTCGGTCTGCAAGCAAACGTATACGGCAGGAACGTCGGCTCGTAGATCGGCTCTAATATGTTGTTGAGCGCGTGTTGCACTATCCGATCGCGAAACGGCAGGCCGCTGATTAGCCGTAGCTTTGGATCGTAAATGTAGAAGGTGCGAAACTCGGCGCGGGTGTACGCCTGATCGGCCACTTCTTGCCTGAGCAATTCCAGATTCAGCGATCCGTATTCCTTGAACTCCAGATAGCTCATCGACTTTCGCTTTCCCTTGCGGGTTTTGCGATAAGCGTCCTCGAAGTTTTCCTTGGATATGATGCGGTCGAACAACCGCTTGTGCTTCCTGCCCATAAATAAATACCGGCTCCGCGTTTCGCTCGTGGGTACTCCGCGTTATGCCGAATCCTGTAATGTGTTTCCCGAAGGAGGACAACCAAGCTGACCACCTATTGTGATCGGCCTGCACCGCCATTTGGTAAGTGCAGAGCGCTTGGAGATCGTCACAGACGCCACGCCCACCATTATTCGTATTCGAATTATCGGCGTTATTCGAATTGACATAACGAGAACCAGATTCGGAACCATTATTCCAATTGCCGCCAAAATTAGCGAAGCGTTTCATAACCTCAGTTGCCCTTTTTTCTTTTGACCCATGCGCCTAGCAATGATCCAACCTCAGCGATCAAGGCCAGTGCATGATTATGCTGTTTGGTTGTGATATGCCGTATTCCCTCCTGATAAAACCTAAGATAAAGCCTGAGCATGGCAATGGACGCGTCGGCTGCGTATAGCTTAGAGACTTGCCCGCTCTTGCCTGCCTGCATAATGTAATCAGCGGTATCAAAAAGACAAGCAAGCATCTTGTCGCGCAGAACCCCGTGCTGCCTTGGTGTGCGTTGAATGATCGGATACAAGTAGGCAATAACCCGCTCATGCTTTTCAATCATCAGCATTTGATCTGATGATGCTTGCCTGTCTTTTACCTGATTCATTTTGAAAGCCAAGGGCCTTTCGGCCCTTTAATCAAGAATCAGGTGGTCACAGACGCCACGCCCACCA